GTACTGTCCGTAACTACTGTGCCACCGGCAAGATTCCGGGGGCCGTTCTTATCGGCAAAACATGGAACATTCCGCAGGATGCAGAGCGTCCAGAGCGCGTCAACAAAAAGCAGCCGACACCTCGTACCCTGCTCAATATTTTGCAAGATGAAATGGCCGGGCACGTCAAAGGTGGAATCTACCACAAAATTCAGATCGACCTTACCTATAATTCAAATCACATTGAAGGAAGCCGCCTGACCCATGACCAGACACGATATATCTATGAAACCAATACTATCGGCATGGAAAATGGCGTTGTCAATGTGGATGATGTGGTCGAAACGGCCAATCACTTCAAATGCATTGATATGGTTATCCGGGATGCTAAGAAACCTGTCAGCGAAGCTCTAATCAAAAAACTACACTTTACTTTGAAAAGCGGCACCAGCGATTCCCGTAAAGACTGGTTCGCCGTTGGTGAATATAAAAAACTTCCAAACGAAGTCGGCGGTAGAAGTACCACCGCACCGGAACTGGTTGCTCCACAGATGAAAGAGCTTTTATCTGCATACAACCAAAATTCTGTCAAGTCGCTGGAAGACCTGCTGGAATTTCACTATGCCTTTGAATCCATTCATCCGTTTCAGGATGGAAATGGCCGTGTCGGGCGGCTTTTACTTTTCAAGGAGTGCCTACGAAACAACATCGTACCGTTCATTATTACAGACGACCTCAAAATGTTCTACTATCGGGGTCTCCATGAATGGAAATCCGAACGCGGCTATCTGCTGGATACCTGTCTGACAGCGCAGGATCAGTTCAAAGCAGTCATGGATTACTTTAGAATCCCATACTAAAAATTTTGTTTGGATTGCGTCACTTCTCTGTTTTAAGTCTACACAACCAGAAAAGATTAGTCCGCTCATCGAGAAAATTTTCTCAATGGGCGGTTTTCTTTTTATTCCGCAACACATCCAATGTTCTCAGATAGCCTTTCCTGTTCTGCATACTGTAATCCAAAAAATCTCACCCAGATAATATAACAGTGATACGAAACCTCTGAGCCGAAAGACTCAGGGGCTATTTTTTATGTCTGGAGGTGATTTTCTATGCTGTTCCGTATCATCGTTGTCATCATCACTATCACGTTTTCATTCTAAGCTGCATCCGCACAGAAAGGAGAAGTCCCAATGAACTTTTTACCCGAACTCATCCAGAAACTTGGCACAGTGCTTGTTGAAGTTCTTGTGATGATTGCTGAAGAAGTCGAAAAGAAAAATTAACGAAAACAAATCGAAAAGGAGATTTTACTATGTCTGCAAATGTTGAAACTATGTTCTCTGTCCGCGAAACCCCTTGGCATGGCCTTGGCCGTATCGTGATGGATGCCCCTGCAAGCCGTGAAGCCTTGGAGCTGGCTGGTCTGGATTGGCAGGTCGAGAGCCGCAACATCTATTCCGGCACGGGTGCCATGATTCCCGGCTATCGCGCCAATGTCCGCAGCACCGATGAAGCTGTTCTGGGTGTCGTATCTGACCGCTACCGCATTGTGCAGAACGAAGAAGCGTTCCAGTTCACGGATGACCTGCTGGGTGAGGGCGTTACTTATGAAACTGCTGGTTCTTTGCAGGGCGGCAAGAAAGTCTGGATGCTGGCAAAGCTGCCGGAGAAGTATATCATCGCTGGAGATGAAGTCACCCCATATCTTGTGTTCTTCAACAGTCACGATGGCAGTTCTGGTGTCAAGGTCGCTATGACCCCGGTTCGTGTGGTTTGCCAGAACACCTTAAATCTGGCTCTGGGGACTGCGAAGCGTATCTGGACAGCTCGCCATACCGAAAATGTTCTGCTCCGGGTGCAGGATGCCCGTGAGACGTTGCAACTTGCCAACGGCTATATGGCAGAGCTGGGCAAGAGCATCCATGAGCTGACTACCATCAAGCTGTCTGACCGTAAGGTACAGGAGTTCATCAATGAGTTTTTCCCTGTTACGGAAGACCTGACCGATGGCCAGCGGAAGAATAACCTGCGCTTGCAGGAAGATTTGAAGGCTCGCTATTATAATGCACCTGATCTGGAATGGGTCGGAAAGAACGGCTGGCGTTTCGTGAACGCTGTTTCCGACTTTGCCACCCATGCAGACCCCATTCGTAAGACCCGGAACTACAATGAAAATCTGTTCCTGCGCACCGCTGAGGGCAACCCGATGATCGACAAAGCCTACAAGATGGTACTGTCCGCAGCATAAAGGAGCAAGCCATGAATGATGTGAGCAATCGCGCTGTTCGGGAATTTTCTGAGTTCCTTAACAGCATTGAAGCCGATTTTCCAAAGCCGACTTGTACCACAGCATACGAAATTACGATGAAAAGCACTATTGTCAGTGCTTTGATTACACTGGACACCGAAAAGAAGATGGACGAGCGTTTCTGGAACCATCTTCGGGTACAGCGGAACATTCTGGATTTCCTGTATACCCTGTGGCTGGATGATGACCGCACTTTGGTGGATGAGTTTTCCACTATTATTAAAGACTTGGTGGAATATGATTTTTCTATCGCAAAAGAACAGTTGGAAAAGAGGTTGAATGTCGCATGAAAAGGCTTGTATCTACACTGAATTTATCTAAGGAAGATTGGCTTCGCTATCGGAAGTGCGGTATCACTGGCACGGATGCTGGTTCTATCCTTGGCCTGAATCCTTACCGCTCTGCATTTCAGGTGTATCACGATAAAATCAGCGATACCATTGAAAATATCGACAACGAAGCCATGCGTCAGGGCCGCGATCTGGAAGAGTATGTGGCGCAGCGGTTCTCCGAAGAAACAGGCTTTAAGGTGCGCCGTGCTAACGCTATCTACCAGAGTGAGGAACATCCACTGCTTCTGGCAGACTTTGACCGTCTGATCGTTGGTCAGAAAGCTGGATTGGAATGTAAGACGGTTTCGCCTTTCTCTGCGGACAAATGGGCGGATGGCAAAATCCCTGCACATTATCTGGCGCAGGTTGACCATTACTTGGCTGTCAGCGGCTTTGACTGCTGGTATGTGGCGGCTCTGATTTTCGGCAGAGAGCTGGTCATCCACAAAATCGTGACGGATAAACAGGTGCTTTCTGACCTCATTGATAAGGAAGAACTGTTCTGGACACGTCATGTGGTTCCTCAGATTCCCCCTGCACCCAACGGCTGCGATAGCGATACACAGAAAATCAACCAGCTTTATGAGGTAGATGATCGTGATAAAACCGCTGATTTAAGTTCCCTGCATGGACTTCTGGATAAGCGGCAGGAACTTTCCATCCAAATCGAGCAGTTGGAACAGGAAAAGACTGCCATTGAGCAGCAGGTGAAGTTAAAAATGCAGGATGCTGCTTATGGCACAGCACCGGGTTATAAGGTATCATGGGTGTCCTCCGAAAGCAGACGGGTAGATTCCCAGCGTTTGCGGAAAGAGAAGCCGGATATCTTCAACCAGTACAGCAAGAATGTGAGTAGCCGCAGGTTCACCATCGTTCATGCGGCATAAATTATATACGGCAGCAGGGAGCAACATCTCTGCTGCCTTTTTTCTTGGAGGCTTGATTATGGCTATGGAAAATCCATTCGTAAAATTATTTGCTATCGACTTCAAAGATCATCTGGAAGTCAAGAAATCTGGCAATACCGAGCTAAAATATGTAAGCTGGGCGTATGCTTGGGCAGAAGTGAAGAAGCTGTATCCCTCTGCCAGCTATGAGGTCAAGAAATTCAACGGCTTGCCCTATGTTTATGACCCCATAACTGGCTTCATGGTGTATACCTCGGTCACGATTGAGGGCGTTTCGCATGAAATGTGGCTGCCTGTACTGGATGGTGCGAATAAAGCGATGAAAGCAATGCCTTACACCTACACCACCCCGAAATGGGAGTACAACCAGCAGACGCGCCGCCGTGAGAAAGTTGGCATGGAAGAACGCACGGTAGACGCAGCTTCCATGTTTGATGTGAACAAGGCTATTATGCGCTGCCTAGTTAAAAATCTTGCCATGTTTGGTCTGGGGCTGTATGTCTATGCTGGGGAGGATTTGCCGGAAGATGCTGCACCGCAGCCGGATGCAGAGCAGCAAAAGCAGCCGAAGCCAAAATCTATTAGCCAGAAACAAGAAAAGCCTCCCATGCCCTGCATCTGTGCCCGCTGCAACCAGCCCATCAAACGAGTCAAGCTGAAGGATGGCTCTATCATGCAGGCGGCAGAGTTTGCAGCAACCCATGAGGGAATGTGCGCAGACTGCTATAAGGCAACCAGATTGAACGT